CTAGTGTACCGCGACCGCCGAGGCGGCGCCGTCCGTGGTCGCTAGCTCGCGCTGCGCCCAGCGTTGCCAGCCACGAATGATTGCGGCGTCGGCACGACAACCGGCGTAGTTGTCGCTGACGGTTTCGGCAACGGTTGCGGCAGGAACGGCGGGGCCATCAACGCCGCTGGGGGTTGCGGGAAGTGGCACACCTGCGGCGGCGGCATCGTGGAGCAGGCGGAAACCATAAGGCAAATCGGGAGTAGAAAGCGGAACATAGCGGATGACTTCCTTCGTGATGGTTGCGCCCTTGTCGTGGATGACCTGGAGCTTTGTAACGACTTTGGTTTGAACAATGGCGGTCTGTGCGACCTGTGCCGTGTTGACCTTGGCGACGGCTTTCGCGGTCGCGACCTTGGCGGCGTCCCATTTCGCCTGCACGCGGCTCGATCCGAAGTGGTATCCGGTCCCGAGCAGGACGACGGCGGCGAGCAGGGCGACGGCGATACGCCAGTGCGCGACGGCGAATTTGAACAGCTTGCCGAGCAGCGAGGGGAGCAGAAGTAGGAGGGTCATGTGTAGCTCATGAAGGGTTGGACGGTCATCGCGAACTGACACGCGCACGGCGTTGGGTTCCAGATTTTCCAGCCGAGGTTCAGGCGCAGCGCTCGCGTTTTGCTGTAGCACCAGACGATGTACAGTTCCCAGCACCACGACCCATCCGGGTTGATCAGGTCGGCATGGAAATAGCCTGTTTCGGTCGGGCCGCCGCTGACGTCCAGATTGCCTCGCTTGCGTGCGACCAGCGCGCCCTTAGTCGCCTGGAATGCAATAACCGTCAATCCGAACCCATAGGCAGGGTTCCGCAACAGCCAGAAGATTCGGTTGATGTATTGCCGCCATCCAGTCTGCGCGCCACGGAAGGGCGCTACGTTCGCCTGAAAGTTCGCGTCGCCGTCCAAGGGGTTGTCGGGCGTCTGGAAATACGCGAGCCACGAAGGGAGCGTTGGGCGGCCGATTGCGAATAGCGGCAGCAAGGGCGCCAGCAAGTACGCTAGCAGCGTCACAACGAAGTTCGCGAGGGAGAAGGCTAGCCATCGTGTGTACATGTCACTTCCCGAATTTGGCGGACAGACCGAGGCCGCCGAGCAGGGCGCAAGCGCCGATGCCGTAAGCCTGAAAATCGAACGGCTTGCCGGTGATGGAGCAATAAACCTCCAGTCCGAAGCCGACGAGAATCGCGGCAGCGGACCAGAAGTAGGCGGGCTCCAGAACCTTCCCGGCGTCGTCCGTGATGAGGTCGGACAATTTCATTTTGAACTATCTCCGTGGTATGTTACGCGCGCAACAGTACCACAAAGATAGTCGATAGTCAATTCGGACTACTTTTCTTCATCCGGCGTGAACACGAAATCGGCCTTCTGAATGCGCTGCATCTCCCACATCGGCAGCGGAACCATGTGAATCCCGTGATTGATGCCACGGTGATGCTTGGCGCACAGGATTTTCATGTTGTATTCCGAATCGATGAAGTCGGACGGCTCTTTGAACGTCGACCAGTCGAAGGCCGGATGCAACGCGCGCATCTTGTCCCAATCGATACCTTCGGCGTCCGCCCATTCCGCGTGCCAGTGGTGCACTTCGCGGTGTTCCTTCGTGTCGCACACGTAGCACGGCGTATCGAGCACGTGCACCAGGTGATGCTTGGTTTTTCGGAACAGCGCGGATTCGGTGCGCGGCGGATGATCGGGATAGAAAATGTCGATATGCAGTGTGGTAGCTTGCTCGTGCTCGTGTGCGGGCGTCATGTGTATGGGCGTAAAAAAGCCCGCACTAGGCGGGCTATGTTGATCGATGTGCGGGCGGGTCAGTGCGGCGTGCTTGCGGGCTTCATGAAGAGCGCCTTCTCTTCGGTGCGTCGCGTCTTGAGACCAGCCATAACATGGCCGCCCGCCAAATCCCAGCGGTCGAACTGCGTCGCGGCGTCGCCGTAGTTACCGGCGTTGAGCATGCGCAACAGGGTCGAACTGATGAAGTTCCCGGCGCCTTCGTTGAACACGAAATCGCTCAGTGCGTCGAACTGGTTTTGGTTGATTGTGGCGACAACGTACTTGTTCACCACGAACGCGGCCTTGCGCAAGTCAGCGACAATCCACGCTTCCGCCTGTGCGAGCGTAATCACCATGCGCGGCGTGACGTCGGGTCCGGTATGCCCCCATCCACCCGTCCACGGCGCGCCGTCGAGATGAGCCATTGCGACCGGGATTGCCTTTCCAGACAGAACGCCTTGCCACAGGCCCGCGCTCTGTAGCGCTTTGCCGAGTTCGGATGCCGGGTCGGGATACGCGATGAGATACAGCCCTTCGGATGCCTTGGTGAGGGCTACGCCGTTTTCAGATACCTGCATCATTGCTTGTCCGCCTTTGTGTCGAGTTTGTCGCGCACGTTGTCGAGCTTTTCAAAGATGAGCTTTGCAACTTCGTCAAAACGATCCGTGTAGGCCTCGAAGCGCTTCACCGATACGTAGTCCTCCGCCACATGCAGGGCCAGCGCTGCGGTAGCGTCTTCGGCTTTCTTGATGCGCTCGCTAGTCGCCGCTTCAGATGCAGTTAGGCGCGCGTTTGTGCTTCGGTATGCCCAAAAGCAAAGCACCGCGAACGCTGTAACGATCGCGAGCGACCATTCATTTACGATGTGAACGTCCATCGAATTCCCATAAAAAAAGCCCGCACGCGGCGGGCTCGATGACAGATAGACGGTTTGTTACGCGGGCTTGATGGTTGCGTTTGCGAGGCAATGCCCTTTGCCGAAAAAGAAATCGATGATGGGGCTGACGATCTTTGCCCAGCGCGCGCCCTCAATCAGGCCGTTGCCGGTGCGCGCTGAAATCGTCATGTAGGCCGGATTGCCGAACATGCCGCCCATCGCGCAGTCATAGCCGATTGCCATGTTCTCCGCGCGGGACGGAACACCGAACGACAGTTCGCACAGCATTCCTACATACATGATCGGCATCGTTACCACCATCAGAAGCCATACGGTCAACAGTTGAAGTCGGCTCATTGCGGCCACACTACGGCTTGCACGGCCGCCACAGTGGTAGCCGCGTTCACTTGCGCGACGAGAGACAGGAGTTGCGTGTAGTCCGGCGCGTCGACGGCTTCCATCGCAGCGGCGAGCCCTTGCAGGTCCGCATACGTGAAAGGCGTTACCGCCTCGCCCCCAGCGGATAGCCACAGATTGAGGGGCCACGTACCCGCCTTTTCGCTCGCGAGCATGGCGTTTTGCAGGTTCGATTTCGCCGTTGCGTCTTGATTGAAAGTCGCCGTAGTTCCCGCCGCCGTCGTGTAGCTTACAGGCGCGGTGATTGCCGCCTGATATGCCGAATTCAACGCTGCAATTTGAGCGGCCTTCGCGCCGGGGACCGTTGCAGAAGGATTCGAAAACGCGAGATAACGCAAATCGGTTGCGTCTATCTCACCCTGATTCGGATACTCGTTTGCATCCTGAGAGCACCCGAACGTCGCGACTACAACGGTTTCCGTTGCATCCGCGAACTGGACGAAAATCGTAGTCATGTTAGAAATCGTACCCAATGACAGAAACGGTCGTTGTGACGCTACCTTGGCACGTGTAATAGGTAGTTTGTGCGGTAATTAGCGGGATATTCTTCATCGTGCCGTAGGAGCTAACTCCGCTCGCGACATACCCACCGAATTGACGCGCGCCGATCTGATTCGACGTGCCGCAAAAAGTTACGTCCGTGTTGCCGCTGGAACTTGCGCCGCCGACAAGGCCGCTGGCGTCGAATGTCTTTGCATTCTTCGGAACAGCGGAAGCGATGCTCAGCGACTGGTTCGTTGCGGAGGTCGTTGTTGCCAGAACCTGAACAGGGAAGCAATCAATGTGTCGATCAAATTGATTGCCGATCTGCAACAGACCACCGCTCGTAGTCGGCCACACGCTGAGCAGTGCGCTAGCCGTATATCCTGCTGGCATGTGCCCGTTGGAGTAAACGCTAGGGGCAACGATGCTCGTCGCGTTAACGCCAATCAGGTTGAACGTGTTCGTTGTCGGATTGTAGATGCCGTAGATCGCGACATAGCCACTGGTAGGCGCACTACCGGTATCCATCGCCCCGGCACCATTGGCGCCGGCGAGATTGATCGATCCGCTAGCGTTCCCGACGCAATATCGAAGGCCGCCGAGCGCGGTTTCTAGCACGACTTCGTCGGTGGTCAGCGAGGCCGAAGCGCTCGCGGCGCCCACACTCATGACCAGATTGCGCACCTGACCGACGACGCCGGAAACCTGCCCGAACTGCACTGCATGGCTCGCGGATACTGCCGCCGCAACCTGGTCCGATCCGCCAGTGCACGCAAGCAAAATCCACGAACTGATGCTTGCTTTCCAGATAACCTCAACCTTGCCGCCAGCGACAATTTCGTTCCCGGTCAAGGCCTGATGTGCCGCGCCGAGAATCGGGTATGCGGTCAGCCCATTAACGGAAAACGTCGATGCGCCCGTGTTGGTGTGCGCCGCCTCGAAAACCAGAGTCTGATTGTTCTTGAGCGCGGTAATGGCGGGCAGGTAGCTAGCCGCATACGCGTTCGCTGCGCCCGTGTCAGTCGCGGACGTGGAAAGCGATCCTTGCACGATACCGAGCAAACTGGCGGGCATGACCGGAGCATTGCTAACTGCGGTGATGTTGCCAGCCGTAATCGTTGCGGCGCCGTATGCAACCGTGACGACGTACAGCGCGAATTGACCGGCAGGCGTCGAAGGCGTCGTTTGCGATCCGGTCGTGGCCGGAACGCCAGCGGTCAGCGTCAGTTGCACCGTGTCTTGCCGCGTGGTGTTCTGCGACACGCCGGTATTGTTCGGGCCGCTAAACGCAGCGGCAGGATTGGCCGCGTCGTAGTACGGCAGCACGACCGGGTTAATGTCCTGCTCGATGAACGCGGCGGAAATCAGGTAGTTAACCGAATAACCGACCGTGGTAGGCGCGGTGAGCGCGAGCGATTGCGCAGCCTTCAAGATGCCTTGCTTCTGCGTCGTGACGGAATCGGCGACGAGCGACGAGTAATTCGTTGCGTCCAACACCGATTGCGAATACACCGCGCCAGGCTGCACCGAAACCGACATGGACGCCGGTACGGTGGGGATGCACGACAGACCGCTAAACAGCGTCGTGGTCCCGAAAATGTCTTGCGCAAGCTGACCGATTGCGAACAAAACATTTTTGTTCGTGTTCAGAATGTCGGTTTCGAGCGGGATTGCGCCGGGGAAAACTACTTGACGGTCCATTGATTACCCAATAGAAAAAGCCCGCACGGGGCGGGCTTGTGAATTCGAATTGACTGGTGTTTTCGCTTAGGCGGGCGGGTTGGTGATGCTCACCCATGCAATCGTGGCGGCTGGCATAACGGAAGCGATTGCCGCGTAAATCTGCGCGTCCGACACGCCCGTTGCTACATCGGAAATATCGACGTAGGACGCTCGCGAAGGCGTCGAATAGCCGCCTGCGTAGTTGCCGTAACCATTGACATAGGGGATGCCTTTTCCTACAGGGCGATATGCCGTGATGAACGCTTGATACGGATACAGCAGAGAGCCGTATGCGCCTGCAACGCCGTAGCCCATCGCATACCCGTATGCGCCTGTGTCTTGCGGTCGCGACGGCTCGATGATCGTCGGCGCGTTGCCGGTTAGCTGCGTCAGGATGCTGATGACAGCGCGCCGCGTGCCTCGCTCGCGCAGCATGTTGATGCTGATGCGGCTTTGATACGATCCATCCGCCTCGTTCGCGTTGCGCTGCAATCCGGTCGATCCGAAGTAGTCGACGGCGAACAGGTCGAGCCATCCGCCTGTCGACGTCGACAAACGAGCCTGTGCAATGAAAAACTGCACTGACGTGTAGACCGTCGCTAACACATACGCGATGCCAGACAGAACAGCATTGATGACGGTCGCGCCAAGCGGGAACCAGGCATTCGGCATGCGCGCCCATAGACGCGCGAGAAAGTCGCTTTGATCGCCTGTAGCCATTACGTCACCGCGATACTGGAGAGCTTGATAACCTGCTGATTCGTCGCCGTCAGGTCGACTGTCACGCCGTTGAGCGTCAGGAGCGTAATGCTGATGACGTCCGGCGACGTATCGAGCGCGATTTGACCGAGACGGAAATACGAAAGCGACTGCCCGAGCACCAGCGCATTGACATAGTTCGTGATCGCTGTTTGCACGAGCGCAGCAGTCGCGACGTGTCCGACGCCGGTCGAGGTTGTCTCGATCGCCATAACGATCGACGCATTCAGAATGGACGGACCAAACACGCCGAATGTCGACGTGAAAGGACGAACGGCATCCACTGCGCTGTACACCGTAGAAAGGACCGTGCTTGTCGGGTTACCTGTGCCATCGTCCACGATGACATAGAAGTAACCCGGCTGATACGTGCCGCCCTTCGTGTAGTTCTCCGTCGCGTTGCAGGCGAAGTTATCGCCGAGCACCAGGATTGCCGCGAGAATTGCCGCCTTCGTCGCCTTCGAGAGGGACGCCAGCCACGCCACGAAACGGATGCGCGCTGCCGCGTCGCTTTCTGCGTTCTCGCCGTTCGTGAATGCGAGCGGGTTCGTTACCGTGTCTACGCCGGGGATCGACTGATACAGGGCATTGATTGCGTTCTCGCTGACGTTGCCCGACGCATCGGGCAGGCTGAGCGAGTTCGACCCAGGCGTGATGCAGGTAACAGGCACCGAAACGGACGACGTGCCAGCGGGCAAGTCGTATCCGTTATTGGTCGCGTCCCATGCTGCATTGGACGTGTTTTCGACAACCTGGTATTGCAGCGCGCCGTTCTGCGTCTGAACGATCGAGCCGACAGGAATTAGCGCCGCATTCGTAGGCGTGAAGCGCGAGAATGTGACGTTACCCGATGCGGCGGTAGGTGCGAGACGGGAAAAGCCGAACTGAGCAAGCCACGAATCCAGGTCCGGTCCGTTGGACGACGCCGCACGGGTGAGCGCGATGCCTTGCAGCACTAGCGACTGCAACCATACGCCCATCCAGCTTGTCGCTTCGCCAATCGACCGGATGACCGAGCCGATAACGAAATTTAGAAGCGTCGAACACTTACCCTGGACCGTTGATGCAAACCCGCTCAGAAACTGAGAGAACGAATTCTGTTGTACGGTCATTTATTCAGGTCGAAGGAAATAACCGCAGTGCGGCCGGTTATCGTGTTGTAATAGGTAATGTCAACCGTCGCCGTTCCTAGATCGTCCTGCACGACAGACACAGAGGGAATCGGTACACGCGCCACGCCGGGGAAGGTGACAAGTACGCTCGTGATGAGCGCAGCAAGCTCGCTCGAATCGATAGACGAGCCAATGCGACGCGGGAGGCCCGCGCCCCATTCCGGATGGTCGGTGTAATCAGCCTGTGCGACCGGATCGCCGCTTACGTCTTTCAGAAGCGGGTTAGTCAACAGGGCGCGAATGATTTCCTGCTCTGTGCTGTCTGTTGCGCTGGCTACCTCAAGATCGCCAGTAGGACTTACGGTTAGATCATTACCCCAATAGTGGTAAATGTCGCTCATTAACCAACAGGGGGAGTTGTGTTGGCGCCGCCGTTGCCGTTGCCGTGATAGTGGCCCGATCCAACGTCTGTACCGTTGTTTGTTAGGGTGCCTTCCGTCGCGACGTTCCCGTTAATGTTCATGTTTCCGGTTACGGTGGACGTCTGGCCGTTGCTGTTCGTGCCGCTGATTGCCATTCCGCCTTGGCCCGTGATTTCTTCCTCAACTAGTAGCGTGCTTTGCATCTGCACAGGGCCGACGAAATTGTGTTGCGTTGCCGTGTACGTGATTTGCGCGTTCGCCGTGACGGTTATGGTTCCGTCCGCGTTGAACTTGAGACACGACGTAGACGGATGAACGATCCAGGTATCGCCAGAAGGGACCGGACCAGGAGGCATGTCGACGGTATTGAAAAATCGCCCGGTGATGCGCGGGGCGTCCGGGCTACCGCCGTCGAACGTGACTTGCACCATGTCTCCGGGCTCGCCGTTGCTTCCGACGTTAGGCCCCGACACGATGCCGAAGCCATTACCGATCGCTGCCGCGCCAAGCGGAATCCAGCCAGGAACCTCAAGGTTTTCAGGCTGAATCAGAACCTTTACTGCGTATGCGTTCGGGTCGTAACTCGTCACGAATCCCGTGCGCGGCATGCTCAGGTCGAGCATTGCCAGCGCGGCGCGTTGCGACATTGCGTTAGCTAGATGCTTGCCCATTGCTTGCGTCCTGTGCGTCTGGAGACATGTTCTTTGCGCCGATGGTCAGGCAATATCCGCCTTCGATGTCGAGCGACCGTTTTAGCGTGTCGGGGTAGTACGTTTGATCGAACGCGGTTCCAGTCCCGCGTATGCCGATCGAACTGTTTTTCGTGATGCCGTCGTTACCGGCTGCTGGCAACGCTATGTCGCACTTCATTTCGTGCTGCACCAGTTCCTGATACTTCGCTTGCGCGAGTTGAACGCATTGTTGCTGCGTCTTGTTTGGAACATTGAAGTAGTAGACCTGAGGCTCAGAGCCAGCCTGAGAGCCAACACCCTGTTTCGGAATGCTGTTTCCAGGGTAGATCGCCGTGAACGATCGCTTCATCTTGTCGTGCAGCGAGCGGACAACCACAACGATTCCTTTTGAAACCGTCAGCGCTCGCGTGAACTTGATCGATTTGTAGTCCGCAATTGGGAATCCATTTACGGGGCTACGCGGGAACCAGTTAAGAATCTGGCTAGGTGGAGCGCTCGAATCGGGGATAGGCTGGAAGTACAGCGACGTCCCTTGCACGTACACCGTGTAACGCTCGAATCGCGCAAGTTCGCAGAGAATGTCCCATTCCGTGCGCGCGTTCGTCATCTTGTCGTGGTCGATCTGATAGAACTTGCCGACCTGCGTCGACGTCGCCGTGACAACCGGTGTCAAGCCGTGGCGTTTCGCGAGTAGCGTTGCGATTTGTGACGATGTTTTGTTCTGCCACTTCTCCGTTGTCTTTGCGTCCTGAAACACGCGCGTCAGGTCGCGGCCTTTCAGGGTGATCGTCGCGACTTCCGGATCGAATTCGACCGTATCGACCTGACCGTAAATCCATTGAGTCAGTTCGTTGAGCGCCCAATTCGTCGGGTCACTTGGCGTTCCGCCCCAAAGCGACACGTACATGACTTTCTGACTGGTCATCCATGCCGCGTCGTATGCATCGGGCAGTGCGTTCGCTGCGAAAACTACTTCGAATGTGTCGGGCGAATGGTGCGTGTTGTTATCGACTTCCCAAGACACCCAGCCGCCCACAGTTACGGGGGCGGCGTTCGTGTCAGTTGAGATTTGCACCGCGCCCCGTACCGTGGAGCTAGGCACTAAGGATGCCTCCAGAACCGCCGCTGTACGGCGGGATGGTGATGGTTTGGAAACCAGAGATATTCGGATCGGACCCAAGTTGCGGGTTCGCCTGCATGATCGCCGTCCATCCGGACGTGTCGCCGTAGTACTTCGAGGCGAGGTCATAGGCGTTCCCGCTTCCGACGTTCACCGTTCGAATTCCGGTGTTGATCTGACCGAGGTTCAGGCCGATTCGACCGAGCACGCCGGATAGCTGAATCAGACTGCCTTGATTCGCCATTGCCGTGACTTGCGACGTAAGCGCGGTTACCTGCTGCGAAAGCGGGTTGCCGGGCAAGATGCCGCCGACAGTCGACACGCTCAGCAGCGTGTTATCCGTCGACGCAATGAGCGTTGAAACCTGAGATTGCACAGCCTGTAGCGGTTGCAGAACGCTCGCGACAGTGCTTTTCGCCGCATTCGCGAACGTCGACACAGCGCTTATTGCCGATTGCAGCGACGACATGGGCGACGACAGCGCAGAGAAGGGCGACGCAAGGCTACTGGCCGTCGTCATGTCTCCGTTAATCAGGTCATCAATCGAATCCGTTCCGCCGTCGCTCGTGTTGTTCGTGAGGTCATCACTCACAATGATCGTTATCGAATACGGAATCTGGTAGTCCCGTTGATACTCGGCGGCAAAGTCGCCTATCACGACGTTGTACAGCCATTGCGACCAGGAGAGCGTTACCTCCTGGCCGCTGTCTTTCATCGCCTTGAGCGTTAGCGCGCGCTGCATCGCATTCGAGCCGGTCAGCCAGCCAGAAAACGCGATCGGGTCGTGATCCGTACCGAGCACGTCGATTTGCCGAGCGCCGCCGATGAAGCGGTGAACGGCAAGCCGTTGTTGCGTTCGAATCTTGATGTGTTCGGGAATCTCCGCGTCTTGAAAAACGAAACTGCCTAGAGCTAGTGTGATCGCCATTAGTAAGACATCCCCGCCGTTGCCTGCCCGAACGTCGAATCAAACGTGTTCGACTGGCTCGCCGATGCCGCCGCGTTGCCTAGATGCTTATCGAGCACCTTTCCTACCTTGGAGCCATCCATGTAGACGTCACCATTGCGGCCCGCGTTAGCCTGCGCCGCCGTGCGAACGTTGTCGGACGGCGAATCGTCAGTGATACCCAGGAATTTGCCCAGCTTGCCGAGCTTTTCGCTTACCCAATGCCAAAGGCCAGCGAACACGGACACGATCTTGTCGCGGAAAACGTAAATAGCCACGCCCGCCGCAACGAGCGCGACGCCGAGCGCAACCGGCCAGCCAACGAGGTCGACAAATGCCAGCGCGACGAACCGCAGAACCGTGAATGCGATCCTTCCGACCGTCCATAGCTTCGTCAGAACCGACCACAAACCTTTAATCAGGCCCGTGACGCGCATAACGGCGCCGATGAGTACCGAGATAGCCCCGGCCGCCATCAGAGCCGCTGAGAGCCCTAGAATCGCCTTGACGAGCCCAGCAAGCTTTCCAGGGTTCGCCTGCAACCATCCGTTTAGCTTGATGAATGCCGCATTCAGGAACGTGAGCCCCTTAACGATGATCGGGAGCGAGGTTTCGCCGATCATCAACAGCAAGTCCGACTCGCGCGCGCGAAGCTCCGCAACCTGGCGCGCTTGCAGGCCGCCCACTTCGGTAGCGCTGGCAGAAATGCCGTGCTGGCGTCGAATCGCTATTTCTGACGCGTCCATGAGCTTTTGCTCGCGGAGTGCGCCAGTAAGGAACTTAGAGCCGCCCGTGTTGCCGACCAGTTGGTCAACCTGTCGCCGATCGGCGTCGGTCTTTGCGCCATACCGCTTGTAGAACTCCGGCATGTGCTTCTGCGCCCATCGATCGGGGTCCGTTACGAGCGTGCCCGAATCGATCACCTTGCCTTGCTTGTCGAGCACTCCCAGGTCGATGAGTTTTCGGTATTTGCCAAGCTGCGGCTTCTCTCCAAGCCCGACGTGCGCGAGAAGCCGGTTTTCAAGGGTACGCAGACTGACCGCGAACGTGCCGCCCATCTGCTGCATAAGCGGCTCGGAACGCATCATGAACCCGTCCGAAACCTTTTGCATGTCGGCGGGGTCGTTTTTCATGATCGACGCCAGCACGTTCGCCTTGAGCGTGCCGCCGCCCGACTGCATGATGCGATAGAGCAGGTCGGCGCGTGCTTCGGTGTTGACGCCGTTATTGAAGCCGCCCGACATTTCGAGCGCCTTCACGAATGCTTGTTGCTGGGCGACGCTGGTATGCGTGCCGCGCGCCTTGTCTGCCGCTTCCATCATTGCGAGGATCGGCGCGAGCTTGACCGTTTCGTCGGCGTTATCCCGGCCCGCGTCACGGGTGAGCGCGAATGCTTCTTGGCCTACGGCCATCTTGTCGTTAATCGACAGCGTCGCGGTGCGCGGGTCGTACTTGTTTGCCCACGCGCTGACCTGCGAAAGCTGCGCCGCCTTCGCGCCGTGGTTCTGAATATCCTTCTGGATACGATAGTACTTGTCGGCTTCCTTGTTGGCGCGCTCGAATCCCAGCGCGATAGCGAACCCGACGCCGCCCGCTACCATCCCGCCAACAATTAGTTTGCTTGACGTCGAAAGTGCTTTAAACTTCGCGATGAGGCCGTCCGCTTCCTTCTGCGTCTTGGAGAAATCGCGTTGTAGGAGCAAGAGCCCCTTCGTAACCTCGTTTTTGAGTGAGAGGGTTACGCCAATCTTGAAAGCATCGTAAATTTCCGCCTCCCTGGGGTTGAATATGAGAAGGCCGTTGTATCTGCTGCACGAGTGGGCCGCCGATCACTTCCCGTTCGTCCAGTACCCTCGCATTCGCCGGGTTCTCCCGAAGCGTGCGCCGCTGCTCCAGCGCGTCGCGATATGGGAAATCCGCGCCGCATGGAGCATTGTGAAAGCCGCGATAGGCTTCGCTATCGTCGCGCTCGCACTCGCCGCGCTGGTATTTGCTTTCGGCATGATTACTGGACTATTCGCCGGGTGAGTTGCGTACCGGGCGACATGCCGCGCCCGAGCAGGCCGCCAACACACGCGGCGCCTATCTCTTCGCGAATCACGTCTTCACTTTCGACGGCGGCCGGACCCAGGAAGGGGCGGGGCGGTATCTTGTCCGTCCCAAGCTCCTGATACACCGCCTCATCGGCCGTCGATCCGATAATGGCCTCGCCGGGGTGAACCTCCTTCCCGATCGAGTCGCGCATTTCGCCAGTCAGCAGCAGCGGGGTATTCGGCCCTGCATCGCTCGCGGCCTCGCCGTCTACGATCACCTGTACGTGATGTTGAACGGTCGCATCAGCGAGCGGCGCCCATTCGTCAAAGTGTTCTACGGCGTCCTGGTACTCGCCAAGCTTTCCTTTCGCCGTCTTCTTTATGTGCTCTGCTACACGATCAAGCCCGGATTGCACTTGCATTGCCTGCGCAATAGCCGCGCTTTCCAGGTGCGCAGCAAATGACGCGAGGCTGGTAAAGTTCATCATTTCCGCTCTTTGAACTCCATGCGGTTGTAATCGAATTCGTTTCCTTCAAACTCGCTGAAAACGATCGAAAATGCCGTTCGTGTCACGTCGTCAATAGAAAACGCAACATCGAACGGCACACCATTCCGAACCAACCAAAGCGCCTCGCGAACCGGAGCAGAGCGCGCTAGTTTTTTACGCCTTCCGCTTGCTCGTCTTCGGTCGCGCTGCCGAAGTGTTCGCCGACCGCTTCCATGACCGCCGTAACGCCTTCCTCATCGAGGCGTTGAATCGTCGCTTCGATTTCGCGTTCCGTATTCGGATAACGCACCGCCTGGCCGTCGATCGACGTAACGAACGTGATCGGAATAACCATGCTCACGTACACATTGTTTTTCGCAGCATCGCCGAGGATTTTCACGAGCCGGAATTGCGACAGAATCCCCGGCTTTTTCAGGGTGATCGTCAGGCCGTTGGCGGCCTTGACGGTGACTTCCTTCGCGGCTTCGGCGACGAGCGCGGCGGACGGCTTGGTTTCGGCTTGTGGCGTGGTTTTCTTGCGAACGCTAAGGCTGGTCATGGATAGTTAGGATTACGAGAGTTGAACGCGCGTTTCCGCGACGAAGGCAAGCTTCTGTTTGACTGTTGCGTCGCCTGCCCAATCGCCAGCGTCATCGAGCTTGAAAATCACGCCGGTATAGATGAATTGGGACACGCTGCCGTCGACTTCGGTGATCGTCTCCGTGATGGTCGAGGCTTCCAGGTTCATGCCCGCGTAGTAGTTCGCTTCCTGGAGCGCGATGAACGTGTCAATCGTCGCGTCCTGGCGCTCCACTTCGAACGAGCCTGCCCAGCCATCCGGAAAGATCAGGTGCCGGGTGCGGCCGTCGAGCCCCTTCACCTTTACGTCGGTCGTTTCCGGCCGAGCGGTAAATTTGGTGATGAGCGACAGCGACATGGGACCGGTCGAGGTCTGAATGTTGACCGCGAGGTCGCGGCCAACGGTAAAGCCGTTGAGCGGCATCTAGACTCCAATGAAAAAAGCCCGCGCTAGGCGGGCTTGTCGATTACGACTGTTGGACGCTGGACTGGATGACGACGGTCTGACCGCCTTGCAGGTTGATGACGAAATAGAACACCACCGATAGGTATTTCACGGCGACGTTTGCCGTCATGTACCCGGCTGCAACCTGCGAATCCGTGTTGTCATCGGACGAAATGTCGACCGTGAACGGAACCTTTGTCGGGTTGTTCACGTCGCCGATCATCTTGGCTTTCCACAAATTCATTAGGAAAGCTTGCATTGCGGTCTGCGCGTCCGTGCGAAGGTCGGTTGTCTGGTTTTCACCGATGACCGATCCGAACGCATTGGCGAGCGTGAGCGCAATGTAATTCGTCATGCGCGTGTAGTTGTCGCCGAGCGTCGCCGCATTGCTCGATGCGTTCACGCCGGTTTCGCAACCGTAGTACGCACCGCCCGGACACGGATTCGAAATGCAGTCGAGGCGCGAGGTCTTCACGAAACCGATTTCGCCGCTCGTGTACGGCTGGTTCTGTGCGACGCGTTGCGTGGTGACGATTCCGGCAATCGGCTTGTTCAGCGACGACTTTTCCGGCGACAGCGACGCTTGCAGGCCAGCCCAAAACGTCGTCGGGCCAAGCAAACGCTGCTGGTTGTTCGTGTTGTCTTGGTACGTGATCCAGTCGCCGACGAACACTTTCAGGCCGTAGCCGTCCGCGCCCGCCGTGTTGAGTGCGGTTGCGACGGTCGCGTAGTTCTGGCCCGGTTGACCCTGCGCGCCGAAATAGATGCCTTCGGACAGGCCAAGCGCGAGCACGGTCGAGGCGGCGGTAATGTCAGAGTGGTCGACCAGGCAACCGACTTGCGAGCCCGTACCGCGCAAGCAATACATGCCTTTGCGCACGCCCGCGATGCCGTCGACGCCGACGAGCGTCGAATCCACAACGCCGGTCGTGCCGTCCGCGCCGCCCGTGAGCGCGTACGTGGTCGACGTGTTCGGCGTTGCCGTCGACACACCAATCGTTGCGATGACGAGTTGCGAGGGGCCGCGCGTGCCAATGCCGTTGTTCACAGCGTTGACGAGATTCGTCCAGAACGTCGCGCCCGTGCCGGGGATGTTGTCGAACACTTCAGGCTGAAGGTTCGGCATGGTGATGGTCAGCTTGTACGTGCTTTGCTTCGTACCCGTCGTGATCGCCGCGCCGATGTTGTTACCCAGCGAGCCGGTATAGAAGCCGGTCAGGTGCGCGCCGATCGCGGGCGTGCCTGCCGTGTCCATCAGCGTTCCCGCTGCTGCGGTATCCGTGCCGTCTGTCACGCGCACGTACTGGACTGCCGTTGCGCCGAGCAGCCACCAGATACCGAACGCCGTTGCAAGGTCGTACTTTCGTACCTGCGCCGCGCCAAGGTAGCGCGTCACATCGGACGGGCCGCCGCACAGGGTCGGCGCATTCACCGGACCCCACGAGCCGACGCCAACGGCGCCGAGCACATTCGAAGGCACGCCGTTGATAATCATCGGCGGCGGCTGAATTTGCAGGTAAACGCCGGGAGCACTGAGGGCCGTCGTGTTGAGCTGGCCCACTTGATAAATCGGCATTGAGACTCCAATAAAAAAAGCCCGCACGTGGCGGGCTTTTCATGGGTTGAGAGGTTGCTTACGAGACGATGCCGGTTCCGGCGACCTTCATGCAGTGGTGCGCGTAACCGTCATCGATCACGCGTTGGATTTCGTCCGGGTCGGTGATCTTCGAGCCGCGCTCGTTGAATTCGAATTGATGCTTGACCACGAAGTGAAACGGCGCTTCGGCCTGTTCGACCTTCTTTTTTGCGGTTGCCATGTTCCTGATTAGGAGAGAGGGTTAGGCACGTTGCCAGTGCCGACGATGACGGCTGCGGCCGTCTGCTGTTTCGTGGTCGCGTAGTCGATCATGTATCGCAGGTCCATCCGGAACAGGCGCGCCTTTTCGCCTAAGTCCTGTTGCGGGGCATCGTGAAACCGGATCGTTGCGTAATAGCCGTCCGGCATCACAATGCGAATCACGCCGGACAGCAGCGGATCAACCACGTTTTCCAGGGCCGTGCGCTGCGCTGGCGTGTTACACCAAAGCGTCACCTGAAACAGGCGTTCCTGGTTCTTCACGACCTGAGCGACGATGCCGCTACCGCCGACGCGAACCACACCGAGCGCCGCGTTTGGCGCGAGCGTGATAACCGGGCCGCTAGACGTCGTGCCGGGGTATTGCTGCGCGATGAGCGTCGCGAGCGCGGAAGCAATCGACGTCGGCGTGTCGGTCGGCTGCACCGAATACGTGTACGGTGAATTCGCGACGAAGATCGCGAAGTTCTGCACAAAGAACGCGGCCGGTTGCGCGCCGCCTACCGTGACAGTCGCGCCGCTCGCCGTAAGCGTGAACGTCGGTTCGTTGTTCAACACGGTTCGCCAGCGAGTCGGGTAACGTGTCGTTTTCTTCATCATCGGCGTGCCGTAAATCGACACGTTCGCGATGCCCTGCGATAGGTCGGGGTCCATCGAAATTGCGTTCGGCCATCCGCAGCCAACGCGGACAGGAAAGCCCACGCTGGACGCCTGGCCGGTCCCGTTCGGGTAGAGCGCGGACGCGATCAAACCCGCCAGGACGTTTTGCACGTCACCAACGGATGCCATATAGCCCTTATGTCTTGGCCTGCATTGCCGTGATCCGCCACCCGAGCGGCGAAAGCTCCGCGCTCGAAATGATGAAGCGGCGGCCGGTTGCGTCGGCTATCAGGTCGTTTGATTGAAGCGTCACGCCCGCCACGTATGGCGCGAGAATCAGCCACCACGGCAAGCGCGCGTCGCCCGGTAGGTCGACCGGGCCTTTCTCGCCCTTCGTGCCTTGCAGAACTGATGCAGGAAAGCCCGTCATCAGCGGCGTTTCGTTCGCCGCCGTTGTGCCTTCGTAGTTGGAAACCTGCCCGAACTGCGTCTGTTCCTGCGCGCGCGTGAAATTCAGCGTCGCATTGCACTGGACCGCTAGAATCGGCTTTATCTGCTGCATGGCCGCGATAAAGAACGTGCCATCCGCGCCGACCAGGTAATCACCTACCTGTGCTTGCGTGCCGTCTAGCAGCGCGTACCATGTTGCTTTTGCATAGCCTCGCGGCTTCGAGTAGGTCATATCCTCCGCATTGAACGACGCGTTAATCGTCTGCAATGCGATTTGCAGCGGGTTAGACGGGCCGCTGGGACGATACTGCGTGTACGCTGTGCCGATGTACTGCGCGGACTTGGCATAACCGTAGTAGACCTTTTGCTGTAGCGTGGCGCCGTTCATTGCTACACCACTATTCGCAGCGAACCAGGGCCGTTATCGAAATACGGGCCTGGCTGAACGCCGATGAACGCGCACAGGCGTTTCGCCCAATACGTGAAAAGTTGCGCGCGGTCTGCGACTTCATTCTTATTGTGCTTCCAGACCGCCGCCTGGTCGGTGTCCAGGTTGTTCGACGCGGCGGGAATCGCGTTCTCCAGCGTGGCGAGATTCGCCATGTAGACCGTTTGGCACGTCGAGATTTCCGTGTCTGACATGTTCGTCAAACGAAACTCGAGAGTGCCGTATTGCTGGAAAAACCGCCATCCGAACGCCTGAACCGGAACGCCGCCATATGCCGGGAATCCGCACCATCGGCGAATGTCGACCCGGTTTTGGTCGGTGAAGGATAGGAGTTGCCCCATATCACCCCTTTACGGTGTCTTGAACCGAGCCCCCGCCTTGACGAGCAGCGCGATTTCAGTCGCGTCCGTGACGTGATCGCCAGCCGCCCAGCCGTGCGCTACGTCGTCTTCATCGAAGTACGCGTAAGGCGCGATGAGCACGAGCGCGTCGGGGAGCGCGGAAGCATCGCCGCCGATCGGTTCGTTCTGCGGATTCGCGGCGCCTTCCGTGGCGCCGGTCGTGGTTGTCGGTTTCTTGATTGTGCGTGCCATAGGTGGAAGCCCCGCCGAAGCGGGGCGCGTCGATTACAGCGATTCTAGGATGACGGCGCGTTTGAAATACGCGGTCGAGGCCGTCGGGATGATGAGTTGCGTTGCGGTGATGTCTGTCGGCACGCAGAAGCCGCCGATGTAGTACCACGACTGCGCAACGATCTGTTGCAGGCGGTCCAGCGGCTCGCGGGTCACCATGCACACAGCGTCGACCATCGCCATTTCGGCGTTATTGCCCGCCGTTTCCTGGTAGCCCGTGCTTTCGTAGTCGCCTTCGATGAGCGCGCCTTGACCGCACATGATTGCGCGCTGCACGGTGTTGCCGTTCAGCGTCTGGAGCAGCGCTTCCGTAGTCGGGATGAAGCGCGCGCCGAGCAGTTCGACCACCATACCGGTACGCCACGGCGTGGACTCGTATCGACCGCGATAGAGCAACTGGAATTCCGGGTCTTTGAACAGGCCCTTCATCTGGTTGTCCGAAATGAACGTCGGATACGCGCCGCCGACCGAGGGAACGCCGTTCGAACGCAGTTGCGCGACGCCAGCTTGCACGCAGTCTGCCGTCAGCGTATCGCCGGACACGAGCAGCGACGTATTGGCGCGGCTGTTCGGGCGGAACACGCCAGGTGCATAGCCCGACGTCACCGTGTTGCCAACGGTGCCATCCGCAACGGTGACGTTGCTCGAAAACGTCAGCGTGCCCGAGATACCGCCCGGAGCCGTCGACACATTCGAGCCGTCAGCCGTGGCGCCGGTCAGCGTGTACGTGTCCGACGCGATCGTGACGGGCATGGTGTAGGTCGGCGAAACCGGAACCATCGTGCCATTGCTGGGCGTTGCGATCACGCCGCTGTCCGAGTACACGTACTGGAAGCCGCGAATGTCGTCCACGTGGACGGTCGCCGACGCGGCGCCGAGCGTGGTTGCGACACGGGTATTGCCGCCGAGGTACGAAGCGAACAGGGTGTTGCGGGCGAGACGGTCGAGCGATTGCGCGGCCTGCACGCCGTTCACCTTGGCGTTCACCAGGAATTGCGACGCGATGCCGACGCCTTGCGTCACGGTGTTGAGGTCGATCGTGTCCCCGTACATGTTGATCGAGAGCGTGTATTGCTCGATCGTCCACGTGGACGGCGTCAGACCGTTGTCGAGATTGGTGTTGCTCGTCGGGTTGAGCGGCGTCGTGGTCGGCGCCTTCATACCGTGGCGGGTCTTCGTGACGGTTTCACCGACCTTGTTCGGGAAAACCTCGCGATCGGCGATCGAGCGGAAGCCGAGCACCGATTGAAGGCCGGCCTCGAACTCGCGATCGAGGAAACCTTGCTGAATTGCGGGTTGCAGTGCAGCCGGGAAATTTTGAATCGGCATGTATCAGGTCCAGAAATGAATAAAGCCCGCTAGGCGGGCTTCGTGTGGGTTGGGTGCTACCGAGGTATTACCGGATCGCGCCGAGCGGCGCGGCGCGGCCTTAGCGCTTGCGAGCGTTGGAGAGGTACGCCGCTTTCTGTGCGTCGTAATCCTTCTGGTCCATATTCCGCACGTCGACGGGCTCGTTTTTCTTCGATTCCGGCGTCTTGGTTTCGGTGTGCGACGTGTTCAGGTCTTTGAACAGGTGCGGCTTCGATTTCTTCGCCGCTTCGAACAGTTCATCGGCGCCGACCAGGTTGCCGTCCGCATCGAGCTTCACCGCCGAAATGTCGAGCAGCTTCAGCGCATCGCCGACGTCCACAACGCCATGCTTCAGCGCAACGGATTTCAGTTCGGCGCGCATCACGCGGGCGTCGGCGTCTTGCTGGGCCTTCGTGATCGCTTCGCCGTTGGCCTTTTCCAGTTCCGCGATGCGCGTTTGCGCGGCCTTGTTCGCGGTTTCCGTCTCGCTGTACTTCGTGCGCCAGCTTTTGTTTTCCTCGCGCAGTTCGCTCACGTACTCGCGGGAAAACGATTCGCGTGCGGGCGCAGTTGCGGTCGCGCCGCCGTTCGGTGCACCACCACCGCCGTTTTCGCCTTCCATCAGGAAGCGATTCACGGTGCGGCCGAGGCCGATCATGGGGCGGAAGTTGAAGCCAGCGAAGGTGTGTTTTTGCATGTCGTTGTGTCGGGCATCAGCCCTTCAAAATGAAAAGGGCGCCCATCAAGAGCGCCCATCTGGTTTGGCGAATCGTCGCCGGGTTACGTGCCCGAGTTGTCGGGAACGGGTTTCGGTGCTGCGGCTTTCAGAGCAACGGCGTTTTGCTGCTGCACGTCGGCATCGGCCTTTGTGCGCGCCAGTTCCTCATCTGCGGCTACGTCGTATTCCTGCGCGATCGATCGCGTAGCGGTTTCCTTGGAAAGGATGCCGCCTTGAGTGAGCGTCGAGAGCGCGCCAGCTTCGTTCGTCTTGTCCGCCCACGTCGGGGCGTAGAACTCAGGCCAGCGAAGCTTGAGCGGCTTCGTAAGCTTGATCGGTTCGATTCGCTCGCCGTTGGAGTCGACCAGCTTTCCGGTCTGCGATACTTTCGCGATCATGCGGAACAGTGAGAGCAGGGCGCCCGCTCCATACGTGATGCGCAATCGTGCGCACAACTGGATAAGCGCCATGTTCATAAGCTCCATCGCACGACCAGACGTCGCCGCCGCGAGCTTGTCGGAATCGGCCTTGTTGCCGTTGATCGCTTCGAGCGCGGTTTGACGCAAGCACTTGCAGAACTCAATCAGCGCTTCGGTTCCGCCCCCGGAGATTTCCAGTAGCTTCGCGTCGCCTTTCTCGCTGACTACCAGCGCTTCGCCCGCGCCCTTCACAAGCTCGCCATTCGACGTTTGCGGGGCTTTCACGACCAGCGTAGGGTCAAGGGCGTACTTCATCGATCGGCCGCCCTGGGAGAGCAGGTAATCGATTTCGAGCATGGTTTCAATCGCCTTGTCGAACGTGCAACGGCCATCAATGCCGTTTCCGCCCGGTTTGGCGAGGTTCTGAGCCCAAATGATCGGGACGAATCCCAGCGTGTGCCCTACGGTGCGCTTTCCGTCGACCTTTCCGGGAGCGCTGTAGCTCTTTTTCCCGTTTGCCCGCCACGGCGCATACCAGATTTCCTGGGATTCCGTCCAATCGCGACGAAACCAGAAATCGGCCTGCATGTCGGTATCAGGGATGGCGTATCCACCTTCCGCGAGCACTTCGCCTTTGACCTTGTATTGCTCGCGCACGCTCTGTAGCACGTCGGGCTGATTCGCCTTCCATGTCGGCGTGAGAAATTGCGTTTGCAGCACATCGAAGTACAGGCGATTCGACAGAACGCGCATGCGGATCGCGACAGAGCCGACAGAGCCAGCGATAACCGCAGTGTCCATCAGCGCGGCAATCTGTTTGTCCTGCGCGATTGCCTGCAACGCGTCGCCTACGCCGTCATCGTCGCTTTCGATCGTTGGGAAGTGCTCTTCGCTGAAGAGCAGCGAGGCGGTGTGCTCCACGACCAGCGCGCACAGGTTCGATCGAACGCTGGGGCGACGCTGGCGAAGCGTGACATACGCTTTCGTGCTGTCCGTCTCGCAGTGGAACGGGTGTTCCAAGTCATCGTACAGTGTGCCGTCGAGCACTTCGTTTAGGCACTGAATGTCGAATGCGCGCTGCGGTAGGTCTTTGTCCTGGTTCTTTGTTTCCTTTAGCGCCCGCCACATTGGGCAATCTCCTAGTGCAGGGCCAACGGCCGGTTATTCAGGCTCGAAACGATCGAGCCGTTCGGGAGCGGCGTAACCACTATCTCAACGCCTCGCGGGTCGACGCTCTGAAACATCGCGCTCAGCGCTTCCGCTGCGTCCTCGCGGCGAATCGACTGCATGATTACGATCTGGTCTGCGGGCGAATACCCGCGTTTCACTTTTCGCTTTTTCATCGCGCCTGATGGTGAGAAGTGGCGTTTTGCGCCGGGATATAGCAATGCTTCGTGTACAGGTAGTACCCGATTGAATCGGGCATGTGATCCGCGCCGCTCTTTTTGTCGGGCTGGCCCGTGAGCGGGTCATACGTCAATTGCTCGAAGTTCTCGATAACCGTTTCGCACGACGGATCAACGAAGTAGCGACGCTGATACAGGCTGTTCAACAGCCAGCCATTCACGAAGTTGATACGGTCCCGGATGAGCGGGTGCGCTTCCATGTGAATGACATTGAACCCGGCAGACTGCAAAATCAGAATGTCGGTCAAGCCCTGCGCGCTGGTCTTCTGCTGCGTGCCAGCCGGATCGGGATAGATCGTGATGTGAGACACGTCGCGTTTCGTCGGATCGAAAGACGCTCTGCCGTATCGGTCTTTGATTTCCTTCGCCATTTCGTGCGTGTTGGACGACATGAGCACGATTTCACCGATGCACCACACCTCGCCGTTAGGCTGTTCCTGGTGCACGCTCGCGCTCATCGGATTGACGTTGAAGTCCATCCCAATGTGTATCGGCAATTTCGGGTTGTAGGCGCACGGCTTGACGTTTTGCTCGCGGTCGAAACACAGGTAGACCGTGCCTTGCGTCAGGTTGACGAACTCGCCGTTGAGGTACGCCTCGATCAGTTGCGGCGGGTACGATGCGCGCAATCCGTCGATATAGTCGTCGGGCAGGAACGGATTCGACGCCGTTCGCGCCTGCAACAGGCGATAACCTTTCTTCGGGCTCTTTTTCCACGTCTTGTACGTGAATTTGAACCCTTCCGGCGTGGTGTACGCGCTCACGCGGTTCATCTGCCTGACAAGCTTTCCTGTCTCGCGCGAGCGCATCACAATGCGTTGTCGATTCCGCGCGATGATCTTTTGCCAGGCAAGCTGCGCCTTTACTTCGGGCAACACGTCCAGTTCGTCCACGTGGGCACGAAACGACTCGTAACCGACGATGCGAACCGGGTTATCCAGCGTGCGAAGGATGAAATCCCCGATTCCTCCGCTGGACGTGTAGATGATGTTTTCCGACTTGTTGTAGCGATACCGAACGCCCATTTCGGCAAGCTTTGACTCCATACGCGGAGCCATAATCAGCCGGATAAGGTCGTAGGTCGGCTCGTACAGCGCAATCACAGCACTGGACGACATGTAGGCGTCACGCACCGCGCAATTCGCCATCGTCTCAGACTTGCCACTGCCGAACCCGGCCACGAATGCCGGGTATTTGTCGGTCAGGTTGAAAAACTCTTGCTGCGGCGCCGTCATCACGAAGCGGCGCTTACTCATCGTCGCCCGCCTCGCCGTCGCGGTACAGGTGGACGTTCTCAGCCGTCACAACATGCACTTCGAATTCCGTCACCGGGCCATCGTCGCCAGTGAGCGGGTTCTCACGATCGGCCTTGATAAGCTCCGCACGCGTCTTGGTGAGCGATTCGAGCCGCTTCGTTAGCCGCTCATAGTGCGCGCCGTAGTCGACGCGCTCTTTAATCGTTTCATCGCCCGCCGTGAACTCGCTCGCCTCGCGGTCGTGGTGCTTGACGATTTCGAGGCCGTTCGGGTCGTTGTCGTGCGCGTCGTGCCATGCCTGTATGCATCGCGCGATCAGATGGCGGGTTAGCTCGATTTCAGCGTCGAGGCGCCCCGTTTCCGACTTCACGTCGTCATGGCGCGCCTTTTCCTCTTCGGTCAGGAACCTGCCGTACAGACCGTGCGTCCGCCCGTTCTGCGAAATAGCTTGCTTGCCTTCATCCGTTTTTGGGCCGGTTGATAGTCCACCGTGCACCCGGCATACGTCCCGACCGGCTACCGCCTTGGCCTTGCACGGCGCCCCCGTGCGGGTTTTTGCCTTGCATGGCGCTCGCATCGAATATTCTCGTTTTGGTAGTTGACATATCACCACGATAGGTTCACAGTACGAGACATGGCAACCGGGAGCGCGATATGTCGCTAGGGGAACAGGGGTGGAAATTCATGGTTTCGCCTGACCGGACGCGAGCACGTTGGGCTCACGGCGAACAGGCAGAGGGTTACGCGCAGTGCGGCTGGCACGACTGCACGGGCATGACCGGGCAACAGTTCTACGACTTCATGAAAGGCAAGCAATGACCGCACGCGGCGCATACAACATCGTTTCGCAACCCGAATTCGAGGCGATGCTCACCAGCATTCTGATTGACGACGCGCTGATGACCGCACGCGACATTTCGCGGGCAACCGGCGTCAACATCAACACGTGCGAACGCAAGCTGACGCGCGCACGCACGAACGGCGTTATCCAGTTCGTCCGCGAAAACAAGGGCGGGAAATGGGCTATCGGACGCGACCCGAAGTGCGACGCCGAAAACACGGACATTTCGCAGGTTCGCCGCAAGTTGGGGTTCAACGAGGCAAGCATCGTGCGTCGCGCTATCGCAGCGTGCCGCAAGCTGTCTCGCGATCCGTTCACGCGCCTTGTGCAGGAGTTGCAATGCTTCGCGCCAGCGTCATAGCCACTCAACCGGCGCTTGCGCTTATCGGCGGACACGACGCTGGGCCGCTGTTCGCGATCAACAAGCGCCGTGAACTCGTTCGCCCGAAAGGGCGCGAGGGAACCGTATGGCGTCGACAGGTCAAGCGTCGCACGCCGAAATTCGCCGACCGCAAGGCTATCGCCGACGTGTACCGAGAGGCCAAGCGACTCACTCGCGAAACCGGAATTCTGCATGTGGTCGACCACATCGTACCCATGTGCGGCGGCATCGTGACTGGTCTTCACGTGCACTGGAATCTACGCGTCATACCGTGGCGAGAGAACGCGCAGAAGGGCGCCTTTTGGTGGCCCGACATGCCCGAGCAACAAGAAGCCCTTTTCTAACCCGCAACCAGGAGCAACCCAGCATGAAGCCGTTTAACCTCGAAGAAGCCAAGGCCGGTAAGCCGATCATCACGCGCGATGGTCGCACTGCTCGGTTCCTCGCGCACATCCCTGAAGCCAGCGAAGCGTTACAAGTATTCGCAATCGTGGACGGCGAGAAAGCAGCAACCCCGCTTTACACGTCAGGTCTGTTCTACGAAACCGGCGGCGACCACGATCACGACCTGTTCATGGCGCCGGAAAAGTCCACGGTGTACCTGAATGTCTATGCCGTGAACATGAAAACCCGGCACGCGTTCGAATCGTGTGCATTCAAGGTCGAAGCCGATGCGAAGCACGACGCATCTATCAACGGGGCTCGCCTTCTGGCCGTCGCCGTCCCGGTCGAAATCGAGGTCTGACCGTGCGGCGCCTTTTCTGGATCGCCCGTTGCGCCCGTCATTTCCTCGTGATCGGCTGCTCTTTGCGAAACGCCTGGGCGTGCGCTATAGCCTGCCACGAAAACCGAGACGAATTCACCAGCACACCGCGCGAGGCATTCGAGGCAGAAATCGAGGCCTGGTACGATTGACGAGCATACGTGCGAGCGCTCACACAAAGTGCTTGCACGTATACTATCGCCAGGGTAGTGTAGATACCAGCACGATACTTACGCGATCAGACCATGAAAACGATACGGAAAGTGCTGGAACAGACGTACAAGACGCTACGCCCGAGCAAAATCCTGTTCGACAGCGTGCAACAGGCTTTACGCCGCCTGACCGAACTTGAGGAAGCACGCAAGGCAGAGCGCCATGTGATAGCCGAGCTTCGATCGTTCGTAGACTACTGTGAAAAACTGCCCGGAGCAGGGCGGGAAAGCAAGTTCACGGAGCGTGTCAAGCGGGCTCGTGCCGCGCTCGATACGATTACCGACGAACACGAAGAATGACGTACAATGCTTTCCGGCCGTTACCGGGGAAAGGTCATGAAACAATACATTTTCGCGGCGCTCGCGGCGCTCGTGGCGCTCGCATCCATCCAGGCGCATGCCGACTGCACCGACCCGCGCACTATCCCGAGCTTCGATAGCTGGCCGGGAGCGAAGCGGGTCGCGGCGCTCAACCAGTACCACCAGCAATGCGGCGCGCAGATAGCCGCCGACAAGGCGCATACCGCCGCGAGCATCGCCGATGATAGCGGGCCTACGCCCGAGCAGCGGAAGCTACTGGCGGACGCCCACATGACCGAGACGCACGCGGACGGAAAGCCCTGCACGAAGGCCAACCCGTGCCACGACACGGCGACGCTGACCGAATACTGGTACGACGGCATGAACTGGCATCGCATGACGTCCTACACCCGGCAAACGACCGGGAACACCATCCCTGGGGGCTGAATGAACCGAATCACACGCATCGCATTGCGAACGCTGGCGCTCGCCGCTGTCATGCTCGCGGCGGCGCTCTACATCACGCACGGACCAGCGGTCTAGACGGCCGTTCCAAGCGCCTTATCGACCATTTCCGGCGTCGTGCCAAGGTAGCACGCCATGTACGCGCGCAGCATGGATAGGCGTTTCGCGTTCACCATCAGGCCGTGGCGCTTCCCGGCCTCGAAATCGGCTTCTCTGCGCTCCATGCGGCCCGCTTCAAGGCCGCTACGCCATCCTGTCGCGTATGACTCCATGCGTCCGCCCAGGAGCCTTGCAGCCGCCTTTTCCGCATCGTCAATCTGCCGCGTCAGGCAGTACGTCCGGATGCTGTACAGAACGTACAGGGCCGCGAGCACGCCGAACGACGGCTTGAACAGCACCGACAGGGCGAGCCAGAACGCGCAATGCGCGATGAATCGAATTACGTTCAGACGTTTCATGCCGCCAACCCTCCAAATGCCTTGATCCGCTCCAGAAGAACGTACGCATACGTCGTCATGGCCGCGCACTGAGCGGCCAGGCGCGTGCGCTCGTCATCCGGCAATGCTGCGTGCACAGGGCTGGACGTGATGAACGCTTGCAACTTCACGAGCCGGTCGCTCAGTTCCTCGAATTCCTCGATCACGCGAGCTTGATAGTCGGACATCACTTCACCCCTCGAAGGCACGAGATACCGAAATCGCCGTCCCTGTGGCCGTGCGCGAAATAGCACGTCACATTGCGTTGCGCATCCTCGATCACGTACACCGTGTTGTAGTCGCCCTTCCAGATCGACTGAGGGTCAGGTAACTCGTATTGCGCCACAACGTGCAGGCTGCTCGTGTCGGCGTGCACGGCTGCTGCCGCGACGATCGAATAGGCGAGCAGGGCGCCGACGATAGTTGATTTCCGCATAGGTGGATGCTCCAAGGTGGTTGATAGGTCAGTGATAGAGCAGCCGGTTCCGCTCGCACTTCCATTGCGCGACGTTGCGGCTACGATCGTATTGCGACGCGCGCATGGCCCGCATGCATTCGGCGAGAATCCGCGCGCCTGCCGCCAGAATCGGGCTCATCGAGCGGGGCGCTTGCCGTTCGGCTTGTCCCCGCGACGCGCCGCCGCTTGATCCTTCTGCGCCTGGGTGATCGTGCGACACACCACGACGGGCGACACGTACCGGAAATTGAATTTGCGCATGCGGGTATCTCCCTAGATGAAAAAACAGTTGACGGCTATCGCAATGATAGCGCACAATAGCATCACAGTAACGCAGCGCACGGAGCGAACCATGCACAAGTACGAAATCCTGTTCAACGGAAAGCGGATCGGCTACGAGTGGGCCGATACGGAGTGGGAAGCCGTGCGCACGTTCGCGGACATTACCGTGCGCGACTATCGCTTTGAAGGCCGCCGCGTGCGGTAACCAACAGGGGAACGACGATGGACCGCAAGACGTTGACGTGTTCAGAAATGATTAAGGCACTTGAACACATGATCGCGACGCACGGCGACCGGCCTGTGTACTTTACCGATGGATTCTTTCGGTACGGCGTGAATTGCCATCCCGAATCCGCACCGAATTTCGATTCGTCAAAAGCCTTTCTCGTAAAGGCGTTCAACCTCGAAACCGGGCGTAACGGGCCGAATGAGCCACTGAAATTCTGACAACAGCGCCCGCATTGCGCGGGCAACGATCACCCTCTCAGGTGAGTTTCGCGCGGGCAACCGCGTGTGTGTTTCGGGCGGCCAGTACGGCGCCCGCTTTTTATTCCACGGAGCAGCAATGAGCAATGGACAGCGCTACCCGCAACGCACGTGCGCGACCTGCAACGGCAACGGCATGATCGGAGGCCCTTCTTACTATGCGCCTGACGAAGGCGGCGTTCCGTGCCCCGACTGCACGCCCGCACCCTCGCCGGTGAGCGGGGCGGATGAGCGGGCAGCGTTCGAGGCGAAATTCGCCATGCCATCCGGCGTCGAGTGGGATGGTACGAAATACGCAGTGCGCGACGGCTGGGAGAATTCCTATCGGTGTGCTTGCTTCGTAAGTCAGTGGGATGCGTGGCAAGCTCGCGCTGTGCCGACAAAGCGAATCACCACCGTTACTGTTTATCAAGACGTTTGCCAGACTGAAATTGCTTTCTCAGACGGCACCAGTCAATTTGTCGGCGCAGCGACTTTTAAAAACGCACTCGCGCCAACCCCGACCAGGCAGCATTCCGACGATGCTGCCGTAGACCGGTTCTGCGCCGCTATGAAAGCGAAGTTGGCCCAAGCGCGCGACAAAGGCAGAGGCGGATGGGAGCAGTGCGACCCCACCGAACTGTCGATCATGCTGCGTGAGCACGTCGAAAAAGGCGACCCGCGCGATGTGGCGAACTTCTGCATGTTTCTTTGGGCGCTCGGTCACCCGATCTCAGATGCCACGTTGCCAATGGGGCGACGGGCAACCCAGACCGGGCAGCAGGCGCTGAGCGACGAGCAGGTACAGCGGTTCATGTACCGGATGATCGAGGCCGGGTTTTTGCCGCAAAGGCCGGACTACGATACCGACATGGCGAATGCCCGCGCCATCCTCGCCACCGCTGCACCGGCAACAGCAGATGCGCGGGATTAGACGCTCTCTCAACTGCGCACCCGACGGTCAAATTGCCGCGAGCCCTGCGACTAGGCTACCCCGTGTGTCCGCGTCGCAAGCGGTAAGGCCACGGGTAGGTGCGCATGTGAGAAAGTGCTTGACGCTATCATTGCGATAGCTGATACTGGCTCTACCGTAACGAAACCGGAGCCAGTCATGCAGGTAATCGAGAACACCACGTACAGCGACGGTAGTGGATGGGTCGCTTCTGTCACGGTCGGCGGCGTGCTGTACGTGTGCAACTACGTTGCGAACCGCCTTACCGTGCGCCTTGGCCCGTACAAGCACGCTCCGCGCCGTCCGCGCTGGCATATCTCGCACGTCACGAAGTGGGCAGAACAGCAAGTAGCAGCACTCAAGCCGGAATGGCTGGAGCTTCACCGGGCGATGTACGCTGATTAGTCGCGCCTCTCGCGATACTGCTCGCGGTAGCGCACGCACACGTCGCCGCACAGGTCGCACCACAGTTCGTCCACGTCGACATGCTCGCTTTCAAGCGTCGACATGTACGCGGCGACCTGTTCGGGCGTGGGCTCGCGCACCTTTTCGAACGTCGGCGGGTTCGGCACGCCGGGAACCATCGGCACGCGGACGACGGAGCCGTCGATGCCCCGCATTTCAACCATCAGCATAGGGACTCCAATGAAGCGCATTACACCCAAGATGATCCAGAAGGGCGGGAAGGCGTACTGCTGCGTGTGCGGAGGATCAAAATCTGCTCGCGTACCGGCTATCTATCGGCACAAAAACCGAAACTACTGCCGCGAGCATAAGCCGGAATACCGAGAGGAACCGCACGAGCAGAGCGAAGCGGATTACGAACTATCTCGCCGGTACGGCATCTGAGAGTGAATTCTTGCGATGCGCCGCGCTGCCGAAAGAAACGTTCCGCTCGCATGAAGATAGTCTGCGAGCGGAAATTGCTTTTAACCGCGCAGTTCCCGCACACGAGCAAGGATGCTGGACAAGAGGCTGTCGGCGCGCGCCAGATAGTGCGCGTCATCCTCGTGCCATATCCAGTCATCGCCAAGCGTGAAGCCGTCTAGCGGATGGAACGCTCTGGCGCGCGGTATGTTCACCGCGCTCAGAAGTACGTCAGGCGCCGACATGGCGCACTCCAGCATGCATGAACAGCAGTTCGACCGCGACCCGGATCGGGCTCTTACGCATACGCTGGCGCGCTTCCATGTGGACCGCGCGCATACGCTCGTGGAACTGACGTTGGTTGCGCACGAATGCGCGGATTTCAGCCGGTTGACGGGCCATACGATTCCTGTAGGTGGACAGTTAAGACAAAATACGGGCGAACAGGCAGATAGAAGTGATGAGACACGACCATCGCGCATTCTGTCGCCCGCTCCCGATTGATGGGATGCGGACACTCCAGAAACGTGCGCCGCAATGTGGCCGCAATGTACGCGGCCATTTCCTCCGCGCTCATCGTCACAACCTCACCATCCGGGCCGATACGCAAATCGCCATCCGCGCGCGCCTGGGTCATGGGCTTTGGTTCCGGGATAACGGCTCGATGCCGGAATGACGATCGGCGGGTGCACCTTCAAGCCACATACGCACGCCAAACGCGCTCGCCGCATCCCACTTGATACCCTCGCTCCACTTCTTGAGCGCGAACGTTTCTAGGCCCGTTTCCGCCTCGATAACGAGGGTTCCGCTTTCATTTATGGTTGCTTTCATGCGCCTCCCTGCGTTCGCGCCATGCTTTCCGGTCTGCAATGTGGATAACCGTGCTCCCTTGGCTGCGAATGCTCATCCACTCGTGTTGACCTGTCTGACCGGTTCGAATGAACGCCGGGAGATACGTTTCGAGCACGTTCATGGGATTCCCCGTTGTTAGGTGGGAGAGAGGCGGCGCGATGAGCGTTACGGCCATAGACAGCCGACACAGGTCAATGCCACGACTGAGCAAGCCGAATCACACCCATCGGACGCGACGCCGCAAAGATCGCGTCTCCACGCGCACAGGGGACTACACCAATCCCGAACCGTGCCGGGTTGTCGTCCAACGTAGTGCGCTTACCTCTCTCCCTTGACTTGTCAGCCAGGCTGTACGTGCTTGGCCGCTTTCGGGTCGACGCCGTAGAGCATCACATCGAGCGGCATACCGTGATACAAGAATCCCGTGTAGTGGCGCTCACGAGGCGGCAGCATCACGGCCGTATTCACCGGGTAGCGATGCACACGGCCGTCTCGCTCAATCTCCAGCGTTATCCGTGTGATAGCAGAGCGAGGCATTGGGTCAATTCCACCGCACCGAACCATCGGTGATAGCCGACACCGGGCCGCGCCAGTCCAGCGATTGTTCGCCGGAACTGCTGTAACGGTAACTTTCCGCTAATTCGGCACTCGGGCCATACGAGCCCCACCGGGAGCCGTCCCAATGCGAGTAGATGGTGCTCACGCCTTCACCGAACCGACGCTGATACACGCCGATTTCAGTCGGCTTTTCTTCGCCTTTCTGCCATGCGTTCGGATCGCGCAGCGGGGCGACGGGGCCGCGCCATTCATCGCCAGCATTGTCGAATTGCCAGACACTTGCTTGCGTGTCAGAGCGCGTCTGATCGATCGTTCTGCATTTCGGATGCCACTGGCCGCCCGCGAACTTGGCGTATGGGAGATGGGTTCCACTGCCATCCGCAAATTTGCGTTCGTAAATCCCATCCTTCGGCGGCGTCTGCGTTCCCGGATACCACTTCTCCGGATCGTGCGGAGTGGCGGCGTTCACGAGCCCCGATTGCGAGGCCGGAACCACATCGGGCGCCGTCGTTTCCGCCTGTTCGGCCTTCGTGTGCACGTCGGCGAACTTGAGATTCCCGGTCACCGTGAACGTCTGGCCGCCGTCCAGCGTCACCGTCGCGGCGGCAGGCGTCACGCGCACACTGTTCGTCGGCTGCACCGCGAAGTAGTTCGCGACCTGGCTAGCAGCCATCGCCCACAACGCGCGATCACCGCCCACGAGCACATTCACAAGGCGCCGCTTTTCAGCCATGTACACCTTGGCGAACTTCGGATCGTGCACGGCGATGCTCGACGTGTTGTCGATCAGGTCGGCCAGCTTGATCGTCTTGGCTTCCGGCGAAATGTCCGCAGCGCGGGCAAGCTCGATAGCCATGCGCTCGAAGCGGTTCAGTTTGCGCGGATCGTTCGTGCGATCGATGTGCGAGCACTCGGTAACGAGCTTCGCGACGGTCGGGCCGAAGAAGTACTCGATCATGCCCGCGTCGATGTTCGGGCAGTCTTCAACGACGTCATGCAGCCACGCGGCGGCGATCGTCTCGGGACTCGCGTGCGAGCTTTGCGTCACGAGCGCGGCCACGGTTGCGCAATGCGCGATGTACGGCTCGCCCGTGTACTTGCGGAACTGCCCAGCGGCGCCGTGCGCAGCGTGCGCAAAGGCGGATGCAGCGGTTGCGAGGTCTTTCATGGGTGGATTGTCCTCACGGCGTCAGGCCGTCAAAGGGTTGGTGAAATCGTTTTGCACTCGCCAGGCGCTTCCCGCTCAGTGACTCGCGGGCTCACGATCCGGTTTCGTTTCTCCAGCGCGAGGCGTTCGGCGCGCTCTTCGTCCGACTCCGGCGTGTCTTCAACTACCACCGGGATAGCGGCCGCGAACACGCCAAGCAACACACGCTGTGCGACGTCGTCACCATCGGGGAACACCAGCGACAGCCATTCCGGCGTCGCCTTGTTGGCGATCACCTTTTCAGCGATGTACGTCGCAGCAGCCCGCGCGTTCGGGCTTTCGTTCTCCCACGACGGCATCGAATCGGCGTCGTGATGCGCTGCGCGTGCGGCCTCGTGCGCTATACGCGCGAGCAATGCGGGCGTCAAAGCGCCCACCCGTAGCACAGGGCGCGATGCAGCGCGGAACCGTGCGGAACCGGACCACTGAGCGGGAACCCCGCCCACTGAAAGAGCCAGTGCCAATACTCAGCAATGCGAGCACGCATGATGGTTTCTCCTGGTGGATGATGGCGCTTGCGTGTTAGGCTATCACGATGATAGTATTAGTCATCGCACGAAGATAACCAACGCGGAAACAACATCATGAACTTCGATAGCCTGCAACGCCGTTACGACGCAATGAGCGACGAACGCGACGAAGTGCTTACCGATGAGCAGCGCGAGGAAGCGCGCTTGTTGGCCGAAGATGCAGAGCAAGACGCGGCAGAACTGGCCGACTGGTATTGATGCCTGCCCGACTCGCGTTCCCTATGGGGATAGGGCGGGCGAGCGGGCTACATCACTTCATTTTGGTGACGCTTCAGGCACGCTCCAGGCGTCCATAAGATCGTCATCCAGCCATCACACAGACGGCTTTCTGCATGGCAATGCAAACGCGTTCGCGTATGTGTACAGCTATCAATCGCTCGTCATGGCTCAACTTGTGCGCTAACTGCTCGCCTAGCAGAAAGTACCCGCTCCCAATCGAAAGGCCGATGCGCGGTAACTCGCCTGTCACATCCCCACATCCCGTGGGCGGATCAGAGTAAGCATGGCTACTTGCGCATAGCGCCTCCTGTCGTTCCGATCATTGCACCGCATTTACGGGCCTCGAAGCCTTCGGGTCGGCGCTCGCCACTTGGCGCGCCACATTGCCACCCCAACGCGGCAGCACACTGAGCGCAGCGAGCGCCGACCCGAAGGGATTCCTTAGGAGAATCACGCCGCCCGGGTATCACGCGGGTCTTTGGGTAACTGGCGGCGGGCCTAGGAGTCGAACCTAGTCAATCACGGGATCAAAACCCGTTGCCGTCCCATCTGGCTCGCCCGCTATCGAATTCTTGGCTCCAGGGGCAGGCATCGAACCTACCTCACACGGATTAACAGTCCGGCCGCACGCCTTGTGCGTTCCCTGGAAAAGCAAAAGGGCGCCGAACCCGTTAGGTTTGCGCCCTTCTGTGCCGCTCGCTATCCGTTACGGATTTCGAGCACTTGCATAAATACTATCAAATACCGAACCAGCCTGTCCACACTCCGCTATCGCGATGTTAGTCTTTTTTCACTGCGTTGCGAATTTGCAACAACACACCCCCTCGATCCTCATCCCGAACGGCCGTCAACAGCCGCACAAACTCCGCCTCTCCCAGCGGCGGGCACTCCATACGCTTCGGCTCCGAAGCCATAAGCGCCAACGGAGCGCCGCCCACAGCCACCTCTACACCAGCTTGCATCGTTTATCCTCGGTCCTGTTTTTCGTCGGCTATCACCACCGCCGGAGTAAACTATCGCGAAATGTAAGCAGATGCAACAGGGTCGGTCAGTTTGTTACAAAGCGCGCAGCGAAGGCAGCAAGTAATGCCGATTGGGCCGCATTAGGGTCTTCCCGGTACAGTTTCACGGCGGCATCAATAAACGCCTGTTCTCCAGTGGTTCCAGCCATAGACGCGGCTGCTGGGGCCGGGGCGCGATTGGCGGCCGGGGCCGGATCGAATCCGCCCGCGCTATCATCGTGCAGAACGTCCATCCAGCCATGCGCTAGTCTAAGCGCCTTCTCCATCTTTCGCGCCGTCTTGAGCCCTATCTCACGATAGCCCGTATTGATATGCGACAGGTAGGCGTCTGAGAACCCTAGCTGTGATGCAAAAAGCTTAAGCATGCCGCGCTCCGGTTCGCTCGGGCTGCGCGCCCAAACGCTTTCCTTGAAGCGGTCAAATAGGAACTCGTAGTTTTTTCTTCTGATTTGCGTAACGTCCATGACAATCCTTTCCCCAAAAATCGACGGCACTAGCGCCAATAGCACAAGGGTACTGTAAACGGGACAGATTGCAATCAGATTTTTAGAGCAACGTTGCCAAGCGAACTTTTGTAACGTATCATGACGATAGTTTTACAACCACCAAGAGAGCTAAACACATGAACGCAAAAGAATTTTGGGGGCAGGTAGGGCCAGAAGTGATGCGCGAAGTCTGCGCCGAAGCAGGCAGCAGTTACGGTTATTTCAAACTGTTAGCGAACGGCCATCGCGGCGCGAGCAAAGAGTTTGCAGAGCGGTTCGCAGAGGCCGCCATGAGGCTCACGGGGCTTGATCTGGACTTGCGTGCAGGGCGGGAAATCTGCCCGTGCTGCGGGCAGGCAATTCAACAATCGAAGTGAGGGACCGATCACATATGGCTATCGTTCGCGCAGCTAGACCCGATGGGAATTTCTATATCCTGGACAAAAAAATCAGCGAGGATTCGCGGCTATCGTGGAGTGCGCGAGGCATGCTGATTTTTCTGCTCGGGAAGCCGGATCACTGGTCCGTCAACGTGTCTGCACTCATCAACGAGACGGCAGAGTCAGCAAAGCCCAGCGGCCGTGATTCGGTCTATGGCGTCTTGCAAGAGCTTATCGAGACTGGCTATGTCACTCGCCAGCAAGGAAAAAACGACGCCGGGAAGTTCGGCGGGATTGACTATTTCGTGAGCGAAATATGCGACGCACCGCTTCCGGCAAATCCGGACACGGCACCGCTTCCGGGTTTGCCGTATCCGGATCAGCCGTATCCGGCAAATCCGCTACTAGTAAGTACTGATGTTGTAGTAAAGACTGAGGCCGTAGCAAAGATTGAGGTTAAGCGCTTCGACGCGCGTACGGTCGAACTGCCGGAAGGCGTGCCAGCCGATGCGTGGTCGAAGTGGTGCGCCTATCGCACCGAGATTCGCAAGCCCCTTGCAAAGCGCGCCGTTGAAATGCAGTTGCGGTTGCTGGGCGACGCGGCGAAGATCGGGCACAGCCCCGTCGAAATTCTGGACACGAGCATCCGGAATCAATGGACCGGCATTTTCATGCCCAAAGGTTTGCCTTCGAACACTATCGCGACGATAGGACAAAAGTCGCGTCTTGCAGTACCATCGCATTCTGGCGTCGAGTTCGATCACGAGGAGATTCCGTTTTGACCACCACCGAAACGAGAACGTGTGCCAAGCATGGCGTGTACGAAGTGCGCACGCTCACCTTTGCGAAGCGGCACGAAGAGACTGGCGAGCCGTTGCAAATCCGCATGGCTCACTGCGGGCAGTGCGCCCAGGATGAAGCGGACCAGCGCGCGGCGCGCGAGGCGGCAGAGCAAGCCCGCGAGCGACAGGACCGAATCGAAAAGCGTTTCGCCGCGTCAGGTATTCCGCGCGGGTTTGTTGATCGCACGTTTGACAGCTACCGGTGCGACACCCCGGCGAAGTCGTCGGCGCACGCGAAGTGCAAAGCGTTCGCTGACGCGTTTCTGAAACACCTGGATCGCGGAACGATGCTGCTCTTGCTCGGGAACACTGGCACGGGGAAATCTCACCTTGCTATCGCCGCTGCTAGCGCCATCATGGCGCGCGGGCATTCGGCCATGTACGAAACGGCGTTCAAGACTGTCAGTCGCATGCGCGACTGCATGCGCCGCGATGCCCCGATCGGCACGGCCGAAATGCTTCGCATCTATGGCGAAGTCGATTTGCTCATCCTGGACGAGATTGGCATTCAGGCTGCAACCGACGATGTAAAGGCGCACCTGACGAACGTAATCGACCAGCGCTATTGCAACGCGCGCCCAACGATCCTGATTACAAACCTGAGCAAGGCGGACCTTGCGGAATACGTTGGCGAGCGCATCGCGGATCGTATGCGCGAGCGTGCGAGCGTGATTCCTTTCGACTGGCAAAGCGAGCGCACCGCCGTGCGCGCAATGGGGGAGTTCTAATGTCATCCACACAAAGCCATTCGTTGCAGCAGCAGCGGGATAGCGGTGCAGCGCACGCGCAACGCGTCCGGATTCTGAACCTGTTAAACGACACGCCGCAAGGCCTCACGCGCGCCGACATTGCCCGTCAAACCGGATTCGCCCTGTCGAGCGTTTGCGGTCGCGTCGGCGAGCTTATCGAGTCGGGTCACGCGGAAAACTCTGCATTCACCACCACCGACCCCCTCACGCTTCGCACCGTGCGGCCGGTCGTTGCAATCTTTCCGGGAGCCTGACCGATGAAGCACCGCGAATACCTGTTCAAGACGGTAGACAAAGCGCTTGAAGCCACGTTCGATACGATCGCGCTCGCGAACGCGGTCAAGTCGCCGAAGTACGGCGTCCCGACGTCAGGCAGCACGACGCGCGACAAGCTGAGCACGGGCGAGCGCTACCAGCAAGCGACCTGGATACTGGCAGTGGCAAAGAAGGCCGTCACGCCGTTGCAGGCCGCATGGCTTACGCTCACCTACGACGAACCAGGGCAAGCCCGTGACGAGGCGCTTACCCTGCTCGCTGAGCATTTCCGCCCGATGGCGCGCAAGCCGGAATTGCTGCGCGCAGTGATCGACCGTGAATTCATCTTCGGCGCCGGGTACTGCCCGCCGTTGATCCGGATCGCGAAGGATACCGGCGTGACGACTCGGGGCGCAGAGAAGGCGTGCGAACGAATCCGGCCCGCACTCGCGAAGCTCGGCGAGGAAGCGAACGCAGCGATCCACAAGGTGTTCAAGCAAGCGGGGTACGCACAGCGCGCCGCGTAGGTGTTTGCCCTGATATTTTTCGTGCTTGACGGCTATCATGAAGATAGCCTATTATTCATCCCATCGCAGCACGAAACCAACAGGGGAACGCTATGGAACGCACTGAACACACGCTGGATCGAGCAAGCGCACTCAAGATGATCCGCAATGCACCGGGCGGCGCTCGATTCTTCGTTACGGCTCACCTTGAACTACCAATTGATGGCGACGATGGCAAGTGCTTTCGCACCTGCCAAGGCATTAAGGTGAGCCGCAATGAAGCGCTCAAATTCATTGACGGCGCGCTGTCCGAAACGCTGTCTGAGCGAGGCGGACGTATTCGAATTCGCACTTCCCCCAGCGCATCATCGCTCTTGGTTCGAAGCTACTACCACATCGGCTAACCCTCACGGCCGTATTGCGCGGCCAATTTCCACCAGACACAGAGCATCCACCATGACCGCATTTTCCGAAGCGCTGCAAACCGCCCTCGCCAAGGCGCAGAGCGGCGGCAACGGCAACCGCCCGACGATCAAAGAACAGCAGATGGGTTTCACGTCCGATCCGGTGTTCGCGGAACTGTTCCGCGCAGCACGCGCAACAACGCAAGCAAACCTGCGCATCGCACAGGCAAACAGCGATCTGTTGAAGGATGCGGCAAGCGTTCGCGCACTCCAGACGGCGCAGCATAACGTCGAGGAAGTCGAGCGGCAAATCATCGTTGCACGCGAACTGTTTTCGCTCGCGATCGATGTGGACGACGAGGTAACGCGCCACGCGGGCCGCGTCGATTCTTGGCTTGCGATGGTAGGCAATCGCGCCGCCAAGCTCGTGCGTCGAGTGCTCCAGTGATGCGCGCACTTCGGAGAATCCGGCGTGCCGACGTGATCGTAATCGGCGGCACGTGGACGGCGGCGGCTCTGATTTGCGTGCTGGTTAGCTGGCTCGCATGCAATTAAAAAAGCCGCTTGCAACTATCATCAAGATAGCCTATCATTGATTTCATGCAGTGAGGAATGTATGGAACACGATGACGAACAGGCCGCGCTCCACCACCAATGGGAGTGCGAACAGCAACAGCAAATCGAGGGTTTAAATGGCTACCGTTTCGTTTATTTTGGGCAAGTCGGGCGCGGGCAAAAGCACGTCACTACGGAACTTACAACCGAGTTCGACGTTGCTTATCCAAGCGCTGCGTAAAGCGCTCCCGTTCAAGGGTAAGGCGTTGGGCTGGGACTACCTTGGCCGCGAGAATCCGAAAGGAAACATCCTCGTTTCCGACCACGCGGAATCGATCATCAAGGCAATGCAGAAGACGCAACGCAAGGTGATCGTGGTGGACGACTTCCAATACACGATGGCAAACGAGTTCATGCGCCGCGTGGATGAGAAGGGCTACGACAAGTTCAACGACATTGGTCGGCGCGCCTGGGACATTATCAACGCGGCGGCAGCGCTCCCGGATGACGTGCGCGTGTTCATCATGTCGCACACGGAGGAATCCGACGACGGCCGGACGAAGTGCAAGACGCTGGGCAAGATGCTGGACGACAAGGTATGCCTTGAAGGCATGGTTACGATCGTGCTGCAAGCCGATGTTGTCGACCGCGAAAACGTGTTCATCACGAAGAACAACGGCCGCACGACGGTAAAGGCGCCGATGGGCATGTTTGCCGATGACATGGTGCCGAACGACCTGGCCGCAGTGGATGCCGCGATTTGCGACTACTACGAAATCAACATGCCGGCCTAAAAAACCGCTTGTAGACTATCGTTGCGGTAGTCTACAATACCAACACCTAACCACCTGAGGTAACGACATGTACGCACTCACCAAGGCAACCACGGCGAACGCAACGAAGGCCGATCAGCGATCGGCGTTCATCAACGAAAAGGGGCCTTACGTCGGCAAGTTCTCCCGCGCAGAAAAGCTCTACAGCGACCGCACCGGAGCGCACGGAATCGGGTTCGACTTCAAAAGCAAGAACGGCGAAAAGCTCTCTGCGTCCATCTGGACGCACAACGATGCAGGCGCTCAATGGTCCGGATTTGACCTGGTGATGGCGCTGCTCGCGGTAACCGGCGCATTCAACATCAAACCGGCTCGGCGCGCTTCGCTCGTGTGGGATCGCGAGCAGCAGAAGGAAGTTTCGAAGGAAATGGAGCAGTTCGCGGAACTTATCGGGCCGGAAGTCGGAATTCTGGTTCGCATGGTCGAGGAAGAGCGAAAGGACGGCCAGGGCACGTACTGGAAGCCGGAAATCGTCGGATTCTACCGACCCGCCGATGACCTGACCGCGAGCGAGATTATCGCGCACAAGACGGTTCCGGAAAAACTGGAACAACTCATCGCCGCACTGAAGGATAAGCCGTTGAAGCGCAACGGCGGCGCCAACGCTTCGCGAGGCAATAGCGGCCATCCGAACGCGCCCGGTAACGGCGGCGGGTTCCCTGACGATGATATTCCGTTCTGACCGGTAAGGACTCCAGATAATGGCGAAGTTTCACGCGCGGTGTCGAAAGTGTGAAGCACGGCGCGTGCTTCGCCTGCTACCGGAACAGTACAAGACGCAACCCGCGTGCAATTGTGGCGCTCGGGATTACCGAATAGACGCATGGATGCAAAAGCGCAATACCGGCCTTACCGGCATGGGTTGCGTGTGCGCCGGTTATTGGTTCACCCATCGGCGCGGCTCACTGTACTGCCATCACAGGGCGAACGGGGCCATGCGTGTGTTAGGCGATGCAGATTTCCACGACCGGAACTATACCGACGAAGAATTGAAGGGGTTTTTAAATGACAACCACCACGAAAGAAACGACGGCAGTATCGACGCATGTGCAGGCGTTCTCCGCGATCGAGGAAGCGGTAGCGGCCTTCGAGAAGCGGCATAAGGGCGTCGTCCACGACTGCACCACGACGGCGGGCGATAAGGCGGCGCGCAAAGACCGCCAGGAAGTGCAGGAACACATTTCGAGCATCGAGCTTAAACGCGTCGAACTGAAAGAGCCTCACCTGACGGCAGGCCGCGAGATTGATGCGCTCGCGAAGGTCTACACGGCGCGCCTCGCCACGCTCAAGGCTGGTTACGACACGCAAATCAAGGCCGAGGAAAACCGTAAGGCTGAAGCGAAGCGCGCCGCCGAACGGGAGGCCCAGCTCAAGCGCGACGAAGAAGCGGCAGCAGCGCGGAAGGAAGCCGAAGAGAAGGCCGCCGCACTCGAAGCGGAAAACGTTGTGCTGCGTGCGAAATTGGCCGCTGCGCAACCCGCGCAGGAGCCAGTTCAAGACGAGCCGCCGCATATTGTCGAGCGCGCATACACGTACGCGCCGACCGGATGGGATCGGATCGAGGCAGGCGACGAATACGAGGGCGGGCCCGCTGACGTCATTCGCGCCGAACGCGGCTCACCGGAAACCGACCCTGCATTGCGCGAGCGCGTCGGACATACGATCGATCATGCGTTGCTCGATTTGCTGGATGCTGGGCACGCGCACGGCGCAACCGAAGAGCGCAATACGAAGCCCGTAACGCGGTTCCGTCTGCCTGGTGCTGGCGAGATTACGGACGCGCTCAGCGACCACGCCAAAAAGCGAACCAATGTACGGCACGTGTGCGACGTGCTCGAAGCAATCCGCAAGATTACCGGGCTTCAATAAGCGTTGTACTATCGCGGCGATATGCTATCATGTCGCCACTTCACCACCTATGGAGTCGACATGCAACAAGTAGAAGAATTCGTAGCGGGCGGCCGCGAGCACATTCGAGCAGTGAAGGAAGGGACGTTCGACGGCTACATGGTCCCGGTCAACGCGCTTTCGGTTCGCCCTGGCTTCAACGAAGCACGCGAGGCGGACCCGGAATATCCGCAGCACATTCGCGAGCTTGCCGACAGCATCAAGGCTAACGGATTCATGCGTCACAAAGCGATCGTGATCGCGCCTGCCGCTGACGGATCGCTGTTCATTCAGGACGGGCACAGCCGGTATGCGGCGGTCATGCTCGCCAATACGGAAGGCGCGGGCATCGAGAATTTGCCAGTCGTGCAGGAAGCGAAGGGTACGACCGAAGACGATCGGATTTTCGGCCTCATCACGAACAACAACGGCAAGCGCTTGACGCCGATGGGCGAAGCGCTCGTTATCAAGCGCCTCGTGCTGCGCGGAATCGAAGAAAAGGAAATCGCGCGCCGCCTGGGGTACTCGGTAACGAAGGTGTCGCAAGCGCTCACTCTGATAGCGGCTCCGGAGCCAATCCGCAAGATGGTGACGGCGGGCGAGGTTTCCGCGACCACGGCGGTGCGCACGATGAAGCAAGACGGCGTGAAGGCCGTTACGACTCTCACGCAAGCCGTAGCGACGGCGAAGGCGCAGGGCAAGACGAAGGCCACGCCGAAGCATATCGAGCCCGCGAAGAAAGCGGCCCTGAATTCGGACACGACGCGGCTCGATTACCTGATTTCAGCGTCCGTGACGTGCCGAAAGTGCGCGGCCGTTGGCGAGCAACCGGAAGGGTTCGTTGTCGAGGATGCAACCGGCTTTCAGGTCGCATGGGCAACGACCGCACGCGGCGCGATCGACAATGCCATGAGCAAGCAATAACCGCAGTTCAACCCGCACCACCAGGAGAAAGCATGTCCATCATCAGCGAAGTGGAAACCAACAGCGCGGAGTTGCTGATTCGCACGCGCCAGTCGCTCGAAAAGCTCAATCAGTCGATGTTCAAGGGCGTGACGGACGAGAGCAAGGCGTTTGTCGATGAGGCGCACTCGCTCTGTTCGCGCCTGCAACGCGTCGTGCACTTCGAACACGCGGAGAGCACCGCGACGGAAGCGGCCCGCGTTGCGGCGGGCGCGGAGCAGGCAGCGGCCCCGGCAACGACGGCAGCAGCGCAACCGGCGTCGACCACCACGGCGGCGACGACGTAAAAAAACAGTTTGCAAACCTATCATAGCGATAGTATGATATTCATACATCGCAGCACAGAGCCCGCCGCGATAGTCGTAGCGGGCTTTTTTCTTTCCACCACCAAAGGAAACCACCATGCATATCGATAAGCTGGAAATCAGTATCGACTTGGAGACGATTCCGGACCAGAACCCGGAAGCGCTGGACGCAATTCGCGCCGATCTGCGCGAGAACTTCAAGGCGCCGTCCGACATGACGAAAGAGCGCGCATGCCGCGAGCTTGGCATGACGGACGCGAACGAAATCAAGTTCACGTCGAAGGATTCCGCCATCGAAAAATGGGTTGCGCGGTTCCGCGATGAAAAGCTCGAAGAAACGGCACAGGAAACGCTCAAAAAGACGTCGTTCGACGGCGCACGCGGTCAGATTGCAGTGATCGGCCTGAAGTTCGGTGCGGGCGAATCGCGGGCAATATGGAGCCCAAGCTGGAATGAAGATTTCGGCGAAGGTCTTGTTTTGCGCGAAGCGTTCGATGCGATCGAGTCGGCGTTTAGTGCGTGCAACATGCGTCAGCCGGTTTTCATCGGCCATTACATCAGCGGTTTCGATCTGCCGTTCCTGTTCAAGCGCGCCGTTATCCTGGGCGTCGAGCCGCCCGCGATCCTGCTGCATGCGATGCGCGCGAAGCCCTGGGACGATTGCCTGTTCGACACCATGAAGCGATGGGACGCACAGAACAATATCAAGCTGGATGCGCTGTGCGCAGCGCTGGGCGTGCAGGGCAAGACAGAAGGAATGGACGGCTCCCAGGTTTGGGAGTACATCCGCACCGGCCGTATCGCCGAGGTTGCTGCGTACTGCATGGATGACACCGACGCGGCCTATCGCGCCTACCGTCGCATGTCGTTCCTGCCGATCGAGGAACCGGCAATGGAGCTTGAGCCGGATTTCGCGTTCTGATGAACGGCGAGCAGCAACGGGCCGCGTGTCTGCGGCGCTTCATGGATGCGGTGCGCGACGGTAGAGCCGGTGACTACGTAAAGGCTCAGACGATCGTTCATCGCATCCGGCAGGCTAGCGGAGACACGGCAGCAGAGGCAGCACGCAGAGAGCTTTTCAACTTCATAAGGTCCGATAAGTCACATGCCATTACCGCAGAAGCCGACAGCGAAGAAAGCCCCGAAACCGCGCCGCGCACAGTCAAAAGGGCGGGCCGTACCGTTAGAATCCGCTGAACAAATCGCATTCTTCGATTGGCTAAGAATGGCGTTCCCGAAGCTTCTGGCCTACCACGTGCCGAACGGTCAAGGCAAACTTGGCAAGCTGGGGCGAATTCAGTCGAAGCGCAAGGGCGTGACGCCTGGCGTGCCCGACATAAATATCGATGAGCCGATGGGACCATACCACGGCGCACGCATCGAAATGAAGCGCGTAAAGGGCGGCGTGGTCAGCGAGGATCAAGAGCAGATACACGACATGCTCCGCGCCAAGGGCTATTACGTCATCGTCGCGCATGGCTTCGAGCAGGCGCGGGACGGCATTCTCAAGTATCTGTCGTTCGGGGAGCCGGTAGCATGGATTCGATAGAGCCGCTTTGGTGGCTCACAAAAGACGGCGACCTGAATTGCTTGGAGTTGTATGAACGGCACTACTCAGCAAATCAGTACAAGGATGGACGGGAACGTAAGTTGTTCGTTGGGCCAGGAGAAAAGTTTGTCTTTCGAACCATCAGCGGAAACGCATGCTTTGTCTGGCGAAAATTCATTGATGATTGCATCGACGTTCGAACTGGCGAGCGCCAATCAGGAGTCAATTGCGCAGTCTTTCGAAACGAGTCGCCGCATCGAAGCTCGCACCTTATTCGACAGGCGGACGCAATTGCTGATTGCATCTGGCCTGGTAGCAGGCATTATACCTATGTCGATTCGGAAAAGGTCAAATCAAGGAACCCTGGATTTTGCTTCATTGCGGCAGGGTGGAAGCGATGCGGCCGAACAAAAAACGGGCTTTTGATTTTGGAGCGCAACAGCAATGGATAAGGTGACATATATCCTGCACGATGGGACGCGCGAGGAAGCCGCACACGCCTTTGTCGACGCCCCGGATGGGTCCGTGTTCACCTTGGCGCCGTCGACCCGCACAATCCGCCAGAACGCGTTTCTGCATGCCTTGTTCGGGTTGATCGCGAAACAGCTTAAGTATCACGGCCGCGTGTTCAATGCGATCCAGTGGAAAACGCTGTTGATTAGCGGCCACAGCATGGCGACACAGCGCGGGGTTGACTTGATCCCCGGCATCGAAGGCGAGTTCGTGAACGTGCGCGAGTCATCGGCGCACATGGGCGTAGCGCGGATGAATTCGCTACTCGAATACGTGCTGGCCTACGCGACCACGAACGGCGTCAGGATTCCGGCAGGGAAGGGATACGAGGAATTCATGCAATGAGCAAAGGCACTGTGATTGCCCTGTGCAATCTGACGATGAATTTCGTTCAGCCGTGGCTTGACGCGGGTTATCGCGTGGTCATGGTCGACCCGCAACACGAGCGAAGCGAAGATGACGGGCAAGTGTTCCGGATCAAAGGTACGATTGATGAGGTAATGCCCGCGTTGCTGTACGTAATCAAGAATGAGCGCGTTGTGTTCGTCGCAGGGTTCCCGCCGTGCACCGACGTCGCCGTATCTGGCTCGCGATGGTTCGCCTCGAAGCGCAAGAAGGACCCGCATTTCCAGGCAAAGGCCGCGCTGGTCGCGGAGCAGTGCCGGACAATCGCCATGCTGACCGGCGCAAAATGGTTCTTCGAGAATCCGGTATCCGTGTTCGCCTCGATCTTTGGCAAGCCCTCTCACACGTTCCACCCGTGCGATTTCACCGCGTACTGCGCCGATGACAACTACACGAAGAAAACGTGCTTGTGGACGGGCGGCGGCTTCGTGATGCCTAGTGTTGCGCGAGACGCTACGCTAGGGGCGCCAGACGATCGCATTCACAAAGCGCCACCCGGACCCGAGCGGGCAAACTTCCGAAGTGCTACGCCTCGCGGATTCGCGCGCGCCGTCTTTCTGGCGAACGCACCGTGTCAAAAAATTTGCGCATAAAAACTATCACAGTGGTATGTTTAAGTGATAGTATTTGAGGGTAGTGAATGGCGACAGCAGCAGAAAGGCGGTACATGGGGCGCGTCGCGATGCTGGGGTGCGCGGTGTGTAGGCGGCTAGGGCATGACGTAGACGGCATGCAGGCCGCTGTACACCACCGCATACGAGGGCGGGGCGGATGGGGCAGGAGCAGCAACTATCAGACCATCCCCGTATGCGGACACCATCACCAGCACAGCGGCGAAGGGATTCACGACATGGGGGACGACGAGTATTTCGAATACTTCGGATTCCGTGAAATGGATTTGCTGATAGACACACAGCGGACGTTGCTGGAGCACGTCCCAACACAGGAACGGGTGTTCAATGACTAGGACCGACGAACAAGGCGTGCTGTCCGCGATGATGGAAGGGGAAGCCTACGGGGGCGATGACGTGCTCGATCGCGTGGGGTGCGTCGATGAGCTTTCGCGATACGAATGCATGGAGTCGCTGGGCGCGCTCGTGACGTCGGGTCGAGTTCTGCGCACGTATGCGGGCGGTTTTTTCACCTACCGCCGTGCGCCGCAAGAGACGATCGACGCAATCACGGCGAGGGAGCAGGAGCCGCCGAAAGCGGCCGATTGGGACCGTCGCACATACGACGGGTACGGGAACGATTTGGCATCGCATCGCGCGCTTGCGATGCTGGCGCGGGGCAGGTAACACGCAGCATGAACACGCAATTTCTCTTGATGGCGCAATTCAACGGCCGCGCAGTGGTTCCGCTCGATGAGGTTCGGGCGGCCTACTTTCCACACCTGGACGCGCACAATATGACGCGCAAAATCAATCGTGGGGAAATCGCGCTTCCTGTGATGCGCGCAGACAAAAGCGCAAAGACCGCGCGAGGCGTACACATCGCGGACCTTGCCGCGTACATCGATGCTCAGCGGGCGGCGGCCGTGAAGGAATGCAACCAGCTTTGCGGAATCAACTGA